TGATCGGAACCATCAATTACTTTGTTCGTAATAACAGGATCGGACAGTTTGTCTTGGGTCCACTCGTAATACTCATTTGAGTGAGAATCTGTGCCGATAATATCGGTTAGGGGTAGCGGGATTTTCGAAATATCCCAGATCTCCTGCATGACGTCCTCACTGATAAGGCCGTTTACAAGAACTGATTTTAGGTTGTAGCTGTCTAAGTTGTTGGTACTCATTTTGAGCAATCTCCTGGTTAGAGACTACCGAACAAACCCTCCAAGCAACTCCGAAACTGCGGCGACTTGGTCTGATCGCTTGCCCGTAGCCTTCGCACGTTCTATTGATTTTTTGAGCTTGGCCTTAGACAGAGGCTCGGATTTGTTGCGCGTAGGCTTTTGCAGTTTAGATACCTGCTCGACCTTTTTAGTCTTTACCGATTCTGCCGCCTGAGCGATCTTGGAAACGTCCAGCATCATGCGCATATAGCGTGAGTCTGCCAGGTTTCCAATCTCTGTGGCTGAGATACCGTATTTAGCAACAAACGTGTTAAGCACGACTGCCGCCTCACTTCGGACTGTCTCATCCTTTAGCTCGGGCATCGCATCAAACAGCTTCCGCTGTTCCATTACCTTGAGCTGTTTCAAGTGGCTATCCACTCCACGCTCTGCCTCGGATTCTGCCGCTTTTGCGTTGTTCCACTTAATCTGGAAGTCGGCCTGTAATGCTGCATATTCCCCGGCGTTAGTAGCGCGCAGTTCTTCCCAGTTCACCTGTTTAAAGTTAAGTTCCACAGCCTGAGTTTCAGCCTTGGCCCTTATGAGCTGGTTAGTGGTTTTCGGTATAGACTGCAATTCCTCCGATTGCTTCTGTATATCAGCTTGTTGCTCAGCTATTTGTTCTCGCTGTGCGACGATGTCGTGATTCTCAGAGTAGAAGTTTTTCAACTCCCCAAGGCTCTGCGATTCAAGGCCGCGCGGCATTTTGAGGTGCATCCCATAAAGGTAATCTATTCCGAAGTCTAATTCATCGGCCAGGTCGTTTATGTATGCAGTGTCCTGAACTTCTTCGGGAGGGTCTTCGGTCAAATCAACAGGTGGAGTTTCCTCGACTGTTTTGGGTGGGGCTTGGCTTTCGCCTTTTGGAATTTCTTCCGGTGTTATTGAGTCAATTACTGCGGGGTCTAAATCCGGTAATTGTTCCTCGATCTGCGCGTTAGACGTTTCTGTCAGTAGCGAAGATATTTTATTTACGGGGTTATTCAACGATGTTGAATTATCCATTACCTATACCTCTTATAGTATTGATTATACGAAAAGTCAATTTGTCCAACGCCCTCGCCTCGGCATGGAGCGCCTCTAGCTCTCCCGGCTCCGCACCCTTCCACCGCTTGAATATATCCTGCGATGCAGACTTGGCCGCGTCCCTTATTAACTCCTCGACCTTATCTATTTCCACCTACCGCCCCTTTTATCTGTTTCAGGCTTTCAAGCTCTAACGCAACCGTAGACGTGGCGATTAAGCCAGCCTCCTTGCTCTCCGAATCCGCGTCCGTTTCGTATTTGTCCATTTTCAACTTCTGATAAAGTTCCTCATATTTAAACTGCAGCTCCTCAACGTCATTCTTGAGGTTTCGATTCACTTCCATCACCTGAGAGTCCACTAACTGCTGCTGTTGCTGGAACTGCATTTGCTGGAGCTGATCGGCTTTCTGTTGCCCCTGCTGTGCCATTTGCTGCTGCTGTTGCTGGGTTTGCTGGCTCTGTGGGCTGGATGGATTGATCCAATACTTCTCAGGGTTGTCTATGCCACTCATTCGGGCGTGGTCGAGTAACGCGCTATATAACCCACCCTTATCTGCCAGCACACCCTCACCCTGAGATATAAACCCCTGTTGCTGCACGATGATCTTTTCCAGGGCTATCTGCTGTTGAACCCGTTCACCCTTAGTCAGCCCCACCGTTAGGTTAACTTTCTCGCGGTCCTGCCATTGGCTCGGGTTAGTGGTCTGATACCCGCCAGCGCTTCGACCAGAAACCTCCTGGTCAAAGTGCATTTTGTACATTTTATGGACTAGCAGATACATTCCCCGAACCACAGTCTCCGACAGATTCTTAACCATCAACGCGGTGATCTGTTCGAGGTTATCTATCAGGGTATGAACGCCCTGATCGCCGATGTTGTGGGGCATCCTTGTCTGGTTGGTCTGCAGGTCCAAGGCTGAACCCATACGCTCTGAGCGCAACTTGTCCTGATAGGCCAGCGCAGCCGAACAACTGCCCGATATGTCGTTTGTCGGTATCACCTCGCAAGCGTCCATTCCATCAACCCGCAACAAAGCATTAGGTCGGCCATCGACAAAATCATCCATCGTTACCCGGTCTTCGACGATCTTGGTCTTGTTGTGATTGTTCGCCAGGGCGTTGTCGATCCATTGGCGCAGGAAGTGGGTTTTTGTGTCCTGAATGTTCTTCAGAAGGTCGTATAAGCTCAGCCCATAGAACCTATGGCCCATAATAAACGCCGTACCTGCGGCAAACGGAACACAAGGCGCATCATCTACCGACAGCACGATGTTCTCCACAGACAGGCACTTGACCAGTTCGGCCACGCCATCACCATCCCGATCTATACGAATATAATGCTCGTCCACTTCGACCACCTGCATAGATCGGTGATTGTTCTGGAAAAGCTGCTCGTCCTGTATCTGGTTTCGCTCTACCGAATCTATCTTAGTGTCCGAGGTGCTGGCGGGGAGGCTGTTGACCTTCTGCCGACTAAACCCCATTTCAATCAGATCCGACCGAGTCACCCACTTCCTTTCCTTACAGTAGGTGCAGTCTTCCAGGAATATCGACTTATGATCCGAAGTAATCTCGAAGTTTTCAGGCGGTACGGGTGAAACGATCAGCTTCCTGTGCGTGGTGGTCCTGGTGAGCTTGGCGCTGCCGGTCTTCTCGTTAAACTCGGTTATATCTACCAACTGATTCGGCTGTGTGGGCTGAAGTGCCTGTAATAACTCCATCGGCTCTAAACCTTCATAGCGTTCCTTTTCTACGTCTTGGTTTTCCTCAACGAATACCTTAACCACGCAGTTTTTAGACAGAAGCGCGTCTTTAATCAGGGTTTCAATGACCACCATGCCATTGTTCTGCTCCATCACAACGTAGTTGCAGAAGGAGGACTCAACCCGCGCCTGTTCCTCGTCCTCCTCGCTGGTCGCGTCAAAGTTGCACACTGAGTCATTAGCAAATACCGGGGTTACTTCAGCCAGGATAGCGTGGGTGGCGTCTGCAATATCCATCGAAATAACGCCAGATTGCCCCTCCTTCTCATCGCCGCGCGGCTCCCCCTTGTAATACTTGAGGGCCTGAGTCCTCGACTGGGTTAGTTCATCGGCTGCAAACTCGGAGCCGGAGGCTCGGCTGGCTTGGTATCGGCAATGGGCTAGAACTTCGTCGTCGGTTAATCTTTTAGGTCTGGGCATTACATAACTCTCCGTGGATAGTTGATAGGCTTCGCCATCGTCACGGATAGACCTTTATTTGCGAAAGAATAGACCAGAGCGTCTGCAAGGTTGGGGCTTTTTAATGCCCTCGACTTCATATCCTGCTTGCTCTCGATCTGGATTAAACTGCTTACCGAACGCCCCCGCTTACGCTGGACTCGGGTTAATTCGGCTTTGAGAAGTTTCAGCCTCGGCATATCGCTCGATAAACTGATTAAATCGTCAGGGTTTAAATACTCCCCATGTTCTATAGCGCGATAGGTGGCCTCGAACCTGTCCCGCAGATACCACCACCATTGCGCTCGCTTGTTACGGAATAGGTCGCCATTCTTCCGGTCCTGCTTGTACTTCCTGTCTGGGTAGGTCGGAGCCTCGGAGCCACAGAACCCCTCGACCGTCATGGCTCCGTTACCATTCAACGCCCTGAGCTTCATTTTAACGCCAGCACCCACTCCGATGGAGTCATACACAAAGTCAGTACAACGCTGTTCATAGGCCACCTGATAGGCCCTCTCTGTGCCGTCCTCAAGGTCGCCGTCACCCCAGGACCGGCAATCCAATACGACCGAGCCATGCCGCACAACATAGGCTTTATCGTCTGTCCCCTCATCTGCGGGATCAAAGCCCAGGCTCTTAACCCCGCGCGGCTCAAAACCTAGCTTCTTGTGGGCATCTATCGACGCATCGACCCATTCAGGCTGAATCACGGAGTCTTCATAATCCGTATTACATTCACCCTCCCAGATATGCAGATACTTTCGGAAGTTGGTCTTCTTGCAGGATTCCATTTCGGTGCGGAGTTCGGCGGGGAACCAGGGATTGTCGCTGTGTCCTACCTTTGAGACATATATATTCTCGTCTTCAAAGTGGCCGGACTCGGTGATCTCATTCAGGTAGGGCGTAACAAACCGGGTATAGGTTGCGTCCATCTCGTCTGCTGGGTTAAAGCTGATCCAGACCTCGGACCCCTGCTTTCTGATCGTTGGGATCAGCAAGTCCCAGGAGTATTCGGTAATCGCCTCGGCTTCCTCACACCAAACGATGTCGATGCCTTCCATGGATTTGATCTTGGTCGTGTTGTTCTTCAGGCCCTCAAAGATAATCGTCGAACCATTCCGGGCCGCTATCGTGCTGACCGCAATATCAAAGTATTCGTGTACTTCCATCCTCAATATCGTGTCACTCAATAACCGATGTACTGATTCTCGAATAGACCCCTGCAGCTCCCGAGTACATAAAACCCGGGTAGGGCTATCCAGACAGCGAAGGATCAACGACTGGGCAAACGCCCAGGACTTCATTCCACCCCGACCACCGAAGTAAACCTTGAACCGCTTAGGCTCATTCAGTGGTTTGAATATGCTCGCTATCTGCATCTATATATTCAATCTGGATTAATCTGTGGCTTATCTCACCGTTGACAGTGGCCTCGATAGCCACCTCTCGAACATCGGACAGGTACTTGTTAATG